CTCATAACTCTTTGATCTGTATACACATACTGAACCAAACCAACTACAACTTTTGCTAATTGATTTAAACACTCTTCTACATCATCACGCTTAGATTTAATACGTCTTTGTCCAAACTCATCTAAAGCAACTGTACCTTTAAAAGTTTGTGGTGCAGAACCTATATCTCCCTGCATTAAAGCATAAATACCAAGTATTCTTTCTATATCAGCTTTGGCATCTGCTTCGTTTTTATATAACTCATTAGGCAATGGTACAGGGCCAGCTACAATAGGTTGCCCTAGTTCTGGATCAAATTCTATAACTGCTGTACCTGCTTTACCCCATTCAGCTTCTAAATGAGCTTTGTCCATGCTACCACGTGGTATAAGTAGTTTCACATTAGTAGAACTAGATGCATGTGCTACAATTAGGGAACGTATTTTATTTATGTACTCTTGTAGTCCCTTTACCAGTCTAACATCACTTAATGGATAAGGATTACGATTAAAACCGTTCATAAAGGGCACAATTGGATATTCCTCAATAGGAAGCACCACACTAAATAATTCTGTATCTCCTACGCTAACTACTTGTTGTATTTGCGTTAACTCTATTTCATTAACTAAAATGCCACCATCATCAATTAGTGACTGCTTTGTAAGCACGTCAATAGTTGATGTGCTATTTGGCATAGAGCCTTCATGCTCTTCTCCTGCCATAGGAGTAGCTTGACCAGTCATAGGATCCATCATCAAATGATATGTTGTTCCTATTTTATCTGCAATCTCCATATATGTACTAACATTTCTTTTATCTGTATATACAGACTGACCTTCTGCATTGGTTAATACAACAATAGGTTCTTTTGTATAATTATCATACTCTATTTGATTTAATACTTTTTGCTCATCACTAAGAGGATCATATACTTTAAAATATGGATTTTTAATTTTAGTGTAGCGTTCAAATATTTCTAACTCACGTTCTCCTGTAATTTGACTACCTGTAAGTCTTCTTTTACCACTTACATCTTCATTTCGTAAACCATGACGTGATTCTGGTGTGCTACTAATATAATTAGTTTCTGATGCATCTGTTATTTGATCTGCATATTCTGGATAAAATTCTATTAAGTGTGACTCAGAAACTAATTTACCAACAATAATATGTGCAGAATCTCTGCAAAAAGGATCCTTAGAAGAAGGATCAATAAATAATTCTAATGGGTCTATAGACTTAAGCTTAACTTCCCCTGATCCAAAATCAGCATCTGGATCAATATATGCCATCATAACCCCCATCCCTTTTACATAGTAATCATCTATTGCTTGCTTAAGCTCTACATTCCCATTAGAGTTATCCCATATATAGGCCATAATATCTGAAAACATTCTACCAACTTTAGCATCGCTGGTTTCTCTAGCAGTAGATTGGAATTTAGGATTGTTAGCAGTTAACATAGCTTTTGCTTGTTCAACTGCAGAATAAACTACATTCACAACTAAAGGCTCTTGTGCTCGTTGCCGTAATGCTTTTACTTGGTCATCTGTCCATTGTTTACCATTACGAAACTCATTATCTTCAACAGCCTGTTTTGCCCAGTTTTGTCTAGCGGATGTATAATCAGACAAAAGATCTTGAGTAAATTGCACTTCTTTTGTCTTCGTTGTATTTCTATGCATGCATTTAGGGGGTTGTTATTAACTTATACGTTTTATTTTTAAAAAAGTTCCACATTATGCTATCTTCCAACTTATATCATCTGGTTCATAGTCTTTATATGAAGATTGTTTTTCTGTTTGTTTTTTATTATGCAAAGGAGCATAACATTTTTTAGTAGCATAATATAAACCATCTAACAAATCATCATGCTTACCTCTAGGGTATAATAATAATTCATTTTTTAATTCTTCCATACTTTCCTGTATATATACTTTTTTTTGAGCAAAGTAAGGTTGCATAGTTTCTAGTCTAGAAGATTTACTTGTTCTAGGACTTTCTTTTATTTCTAAACCAGATATAAATATTTTTTCTTCATCACAACGTTGTTTTAAATATTCTCTTAACATTTCTTGATAACCTACGCTTTCTACTCGTACCTTAACAGGTTTAAACATTTTAAAATACTCTATAATGTTTTCTGCAAGTTGCATGGGAGTTGCCCTATTACGGTAATACTGGAGAATATACCTGTTGTTGTTTTCGTCTACCGCTACTGGCATAATTACAGAGTAATCTGCTGTCTTACGGACTGAAGAAGCAGGATCAACTCCCATAAACACATTTACTGGTATCGTTTTTTCTTTATTTTTTAAATAATGATACCCTTCTTTATCTATTTCTAATTTATAATCATGATATTGAAGATATTCCATTTTAAATAACTGATCTTCATCTCCAATAATCTGGCACATGTATTCTCTATAAAAAACAGAACTACGTCCTATAGACTCTAACTCTTCTTTCTTTTGTTTTAATTTTTTTATAGGTTGCCAATCTTCCCATAATGCATAATTTTTTTCTATGTTAGGACTAAAATGCATATTATGCCATCCCTTCATATCTTTTAACACTTCTACCATACACCTTTGATGTTGTGGTGTACCAATTACAATAATTTTACCTTTTTGTGGATCGAGAGAGGGGACAGCACTCTGTAACAGCCATCGTAGATTGGCTTCCATAGCTTCAGCGGTCTTTGTATTATTCTCATCTTCAGGATCGTCTACAATAATAAGAGTTGGTCTTTGACTCCCCACCTTAATTCCACGTAACTGTTGACCTGTACCTTTGCATATAATCATGGAACCGTCTTTTAATTCAACTTCGCTCTTAGCCCACTGCCGTGCACTATGCTGTCCCCAATATCCATAGATTTGTCTAAAAGCTGTGCTGTATTCTATGGTATCTTTAATCGTACCTAGAAGCTTAATAGCATGATCTTGTGTTCTAGATACGAGTACAATAAGTTTTGCTCCACTATGATTCATAATGTGGTAAAGGGGATAAACACCACCGACTATAGAAGACTTTGCATGACCACGTGGAGCGATAATATTAATTTGTTTATTGTTTTCTTCTAGCAAAGCATCAGCTATTTTGTAATGAAAGTCAGGAGAAGGTACTGAAAACATATTTGGCATAATAACCTTGCCAAACATAATCATGTTTTCTAGTAATTTATCTTTTATATATGTTTTATGATCTGTCAATTAATTTAACTGATCTTTAAAAGATTCGTATTGATAGCCTAATGACTCTACTTCTTTTAGTGCATCTAGTGCATAATTAGACATCCATTTAGGATCTGCCTTATGCATTACTGCTAGTACATGCAATGCACGAATAGCAGCATCTAATTGTTCTGTAAGTAGAGCTTTATCAGAAATACCGTAGTAATCTTCGTCAATATTATTCTGATCGTTCATGTTCTTCGCTTTTTCTTTGTAAAGTTAATCGTTTATCTTCTTGAGCAATTGTATCTGCTATTTGTTTAGTAACATCAACCTGTATAGTGTCTGTAATCATCTTTTTATTAGGTTTCATTTCTAGCAAATCCATTAAATAGTCGTTTGCTTTTAAAAAATTGTTTACATCGCCTTTTTCTTCAGCCATTTTAAGTGCCATAACAATATTATCTACTGCAAACTCTTTAGATATACTTTTTTTAGCTAAAATTTCTTTTAATTTTTCTTCTACCATCCGTTTTGCCACTTTTTGTTTAAGGAATCTGCGTACTGTTGCAACTGGGATCTTTTGGTCAGGCCTATATATCTTACCAAGAGCTTCAAAGTTAACTTTTCCATCTTCAAGGAGCATTTGTGCATAAGCGGTAATAGTCTTTTTAGCACGTTGTGTTCCAGCCTCTTCCTGATCCCAAGTTCTTTTAGGGTTTGTTTTGCTATATACTCCATATTTATGATTATTTTCAAAAATTATTTTAGTAAATCTGGTAGTCCAACCCACACCACAGGTAAGTTTAACAAACGTTTTAAGTTGTCCACGCTTATCTGTGTAATCATTTCTAGCATAGCATAAAGCCACGTAATTATCATCTGTAATTGCATATTCCCCTACTTCAGCATCCTTCCAATATACATAATTTAACTTTTTATGATCTGCTTGATCTTTAGTATATACATCGTAGTATGCTGTCTTACCTTCTATTCTTCTTTTAATTCTCATTTTTCCTACTATATAGTTATTATTACTATATAGTAATCTATTACTATATAGTAATTTATTACTTTACATAAGTAATAACTATATAGTTAATCCATACTCTCCTTTTCTGGAGAGTATCCTAAACGTTGTGCTACAATACTAGAAATAATTTCATATTCAGCTTCCATTTCTTCACTTGTAGCATGTTGTTTCTCTACAAAGTGTTCATATTCCTCATCAGTCATAACTTTTTTATCCCATTCTCCTGTAGACAAATTAAACACTTCATATACTCTTTTTAATTTTGTTTT